AGCTGGCAGTATTACCATAGGCCATTTTAAAGACCTGGAAATGACTACCTCCTACTTCATTGGTAGCAAGAGAGGCGGTAAGTCCTGATGCAATATTTACTGTAATATTATTTGCCATTGATACTCCGAATCACATATATTTAGGGTATTATAAGTATTGATATTTTTTTTAAATTCTGGTATAATATCTACATGTATCTAGACGAAAATATAAAATTAACATTTTCAAGTAAAGTACTTGAAAGAGTACAAAAAACAAAATTATCATATATGGATTGTGTGTTGGAATTGGCAGAAGAAATGAATATTGAACCAGGTGCTGCTGGAAAACTTTTAACAAAACCTTTAATTGAAAAAATTCAAGAAGAAGCAAAAGAATTGCATCTTATGAAAGCAGTTAAAGGAAAAAAGTTACCGGTTGATGGTTGACATTCACCCTAAATATGATAGAATAAACAAATCAAGGTAGGTCCTTGATAATTTTCATGGTCTGGGTAGTCCCCAGAGAAAGGTCACTATATGGGATCGTTTTCAGATTTTAAGAAGCGTAGTAAGAATTCTATCGAGGACTTGAGCAAGAAGTTGGTCAGCCTGAATAGTAAGGAAAGCTATAAGGATGATCGGTTTTGGAAGCCAGGACTCGATGCATCCAAGAATGGTTACGCTGTAATTCGTTTTCTTCCGTCCATTGAGACCGAAGAAGTTCCATTCATTAAACTTTATACTCACGCCTTTAAGGGCAAGGGTGGTTGGTTTATTGAAAACTGCCGTACCACATTTGGCGAAAAGTGCCCAGTGTGCGAAGCCAATACCGAACTCTGGAACAGTGGATTAGAGGAGGACAAGGACATTGCACGATCACGTAAGCGTAAGCTTAATTATATCAGCAATATTTTGGTTATCAGCGATCCATCCAATTCAGAAAACGAAGGTAAGGTATTTCTCTTCAAGTATGGAACAAAGATCTTTGAGAAGGTTCAGGCACTTATGTCTCCTGAATTCAAGGATGAGACTCCCGTTGACCCCTTTAATTTCTGGGAAGGCGCAGACTTCAAACTCAAGATTCGTAATGTTGGTGGTTACGTAAACTACGACAGAAGTGAATTTTCAGCTCCAGCACCATTGTTTGGTGGGGATGACAAGAAGCTTGAGGTTCTGTGGAAGAAGCAGTATGCTCTTGCTGAGTTTGTGAATCCTACTGGCTTTAAATCATATGACGAAGTCAAGGAGCGATTCAAGAAGACTGTTGGGGATGATATCCGCGAACAGTTTGATGAGGCTAACGAAAAGACTGTTGAGGATGACTCAGTAGTAGAACAGATTCCATCGGAAGATACCGATACTCTGGACTACTTCAAGTCTCTAAAGAGTAAGCAAGACTAAAGAGAGCCCCCGAAAGGGGGCTCTTCTTATTTTACTCTATATGATGGTGTGCCAGAAATTTGATTAGCGGTCATAGTAAATAAAGACTGTGAGTTTTGAACAGTAATATGTTCACTGTCATAATCTTTTGGACCTTTATCTTTATTTGATTGGTTTACTGTGGTTGCAATATTTTCAAAGGCAGGCTGTAACATCTTTAATGTATCTCTTTGAAGTTTTTTTCCTGTCATTTGTTTAATTTTTTTATCCATTTCATCCAGCATAGCTTCATTATTTTTTATGTTATCTGCTGTTGACGATTTTGCATTTAATTTTTTTGTTTCTGCCTGTATCATCGGAGCTGTTGGTGCTTTTGGAATTAAAGCCTTTATTAACTCTACTCCCTTTGGTCTATTTTTATCAACTTTTAATTTTTCAATAGTTTCTGCTTGAGGCATTGCAGCCTGTGGAACTATTGCAGAGGGTTTAAAAGCAGCTGGTACTGTAGGGTTAAGTAATTTTGGTGAATTTAAAAGTACTGGAATAGTGTTAGTTGGTTGTGGTGTAGTAGGAAGTGTTGGTGTAGTTGGTGGTGCAGATAATTTAATTTTATCCATAGCACTTTCTTTACTATCTGTTCCCAACATTGCTTTTTTGTTTTTATCCATGTTATCTCATTAAATCAGAATTATATTGTTCTTGTTTGTTTTGATTTTCTTCTTCTAGATGGCTTTGTAACATATTTAAATATATTTCGTATTCCCAGGGATACATGTTTTCAATTTCAGATACCGACAGTCTCTGTGAATTTGTTAGTAAGAAGACCATTTTATAATAGTCAACCAAACTAAAATAATTCACACTTAGGTAAAAAAACGCAAAAAGCCCTCAACAACAATTATTTCTTCTCCATTAACAACATCGTAAGTTAATTTTGGTCCATCTTTTAAGAAGTTTTTTAAGAGTTTAATTTCACTTAAATAAATTTCATCTAAGATTGTAGTAATATCACTGGACTTGAATAAACTGATATCATGTCTTTTATTACCAATGGTTATTACTTTGATGATTTTAGTTAATAACTTATCATCATCAATTGATGATAATTCATAGTAATCACATACTTTTGGTTGTGCTACTGTTAAAGTAATATTTTTGTTAGTTGAAATATCTTTTGTCAAAACACCATTATTAAATTTAATATTGGATATGTTTAATTCAAAATTAACTGGAATTGGACCATCCAATGATAATTTAATATTTTCCTCTACGCTTTTAGCTCTTATCTGTAAGAATAAAAATTCTAAGTCAGCAAGATATAACTGTTCTGGATTTTTAATATTAGAGCAACTTTTTAAAATATTACAAATATTTTTTAATATGCTACCAACATGAGTTTCTTCTGAAATAATAGATATGGTTTTTTGATCTCTTATTTTGAAAGGGCTATAGAAGACATCAGTTCTACTTACAGGTAAAACTGTTTTGTATTCAGGTTGCGCAGTTTTAATATCATTTAAAATTGTATCAATGTCTGTCATGTTGTGGGGTCTGATTCTAAAGTAAGTTCGTATTTTCGGAAAGCAAAACGTACAGTTATTTTTAAATATTCATTTGTGTTTAATGAAGAAAATTGAATAGGAGCAATCTCTACAGGAAAAATTTCATAGAATCTATATGTTGCTATAGCTTTACCATTTAAATCAAGAACATCTAATGTCATTTGGCTATTTTTTACTGTAGTATCATAAAATCCAGTTACCCAAGTTTTTGCTCCCTCGCCTGTATTTTCACTATATAAGTTTTTCATCCATTTATCAAAAGCCTGTGGTAATTTATAATTACCAAAAACGGGAAATGTAACCAATACACCATCTTTATAGGATATACCTCTAGGCTGAGATCTCCCTAATCCTGGACCAGCCAAACCATCAGCTTGTGTATTCATTACAATATCTGGAAGTAATACTGTTTCAGCAATATATGTATTCGGTGCACCATCACTACCTGATGTACCAGTAAAAAATCCGGGTACACTATCACCAATAAATTTAATTAAAAATCTGTTTGCTCTTTGTAGACCACCAGAATCAGTAATTTTTTCTTTTAATGCTGATATTGAGATGTTGGTATTAGCCACAGAATATATCCTTTTCTGTTAAAATTTGAAATTGCATTTGGTGTTTTTGACAAAATTTTTCTGCTGCATTCCATTTTGCTTTATTAATTTCAAAAATTAACTTGTCTTTGCTTGATGCTGATTCTTTAAGGTGAACCTGTTTTAAGGGTTTTACCTCTACTATAATTGATTTGTTTATATTATTTTGTTCAACCTGAATTAAAAAATCAGGAATATATCTATGTACCTGTTTGTCAACTGGGTGTACATATGGAATTTCAATTTCTTCAAATGACCATTTTTTTATCTTTTCACTTTCATCAAAAAATTTACAAACTCTTCTTTCCCACAAAGATCTACATTTTATGGAGTTTTTATATCCTATGTATTTATTAGGGTTTTTAGGAGTAAATGTAGTTTTATATGCCATGGGCTAAAATATTTAGGTTATATTGCTGCTAAATAATTTTATATGTCAGCTCTTCAATATCCACTTTCACCTTATGCTGCTGAAATACCATTTTGGTGTGCTTTTAAGTGTGCTGAATATTCTGTTATAAATACAGAAAGAACCAGAGTTCACATCAACACCAATTATATACAGGCAATTTATTTACCGTTTACTGGTGAGCCTAAGATGACGATGGAGCATAAGTTTGTAGAAGGTACCAACCCAGTAGGTCCGGTTTTAAGTTTGGCTGGATTAAGAAATACAAGCGGTAGTGACGGAGATGCTACGTTTTTAGAGAGACTCTCTGCGCCAGCTGCAGCTTTTTATGAAACAACATTTACTACAGATACTTATAGAAGATTTAGCAATGTTACGGAAGCTTCTATGACTAGCGAAGCACGTAGAACTTTTACTTTTAAATATTTGTTTGTTCCAAAAAATGCAAATGAAGCAACCGCAGTTGATGCTATTGTTACAACTTTTCGAAATCTATCCTATCCTAAGATTGTTCCAGGTTTACCCGAAAGAACTATGCCACAAAATATTTGGAGTATATCTGCTTTCGGTAATGTTGCTGACACAGATAGTGATCCCAGTATAACTAATAGTTGGTTGGGTGATCCGTTACCATGTGTCTTACAACATATGGAAGTAGATAAAGGAGATCCCTCAGATCCAGTGTTAAAGATTTTACCTAACTCAAAATCTTTGATGACTTTATTAACTCTTACATTTTTAGAATTTGAAACAGGAACATATGCTCCAATTCGTGATCAATTATTATCAAAATCAGAAGTATCAGCTTTAGGAGCAGACGCAGAATGACATATTTTACAAATTTTCCTAAAATTAAATCAACTATAAACAATAAGTCTATAGGTATGATTGATATTTCTTTTGGTTTAGAATATGATCCCGAAGAATTTACTTTTTCTAGTACTCAAATGGGTACATTCAAAACTATTGGTAATTTGTCAGCCAATATTTATGCAAAAGATGCTAATAATTTTTGGGGTTTAATGTTTGCAAATGAACAGATAAACCCATGGACTTTTCTCAAAGAAACTCCTTCAGATTTTATTAATTCAAATAAAGATTATACAGCTTTTTATGCCAAATATAGTGGAACAAAATTAAACCCAAATGCTTATCCTGAATTACAACCAGATGATATCATTGTAGCTGGTAATGGTAATTATAATTCGGGAGCTACTGCAGCAGAAAGTATATTTAAAGATTATGATACATATTTTGATCTTTATGGAACCAATATAGTTGCAAAAGGATTTGGTGATACAAAAAAAGCACAAATTTCTAAAACAATTGGATCTACTGCTACTATTGATTTAACAAACCCTAATAATATTGTAGGCAACTATGATCTTGTTATTTTACGTAAAGGTTCTACTGGATATTATATTGCAAATTCACCTCCTGGTTTTGGTGTTGGCACTATAAGAAACTTAAAGTCATATCCATATCTTGAATCAGCGGCTTTCTTTTCGAAGAAGAATATAGCAAGTATAGTATCACCAACACCATTAATTGAGGTGGCTGATTCTATACAAACAGTAATAAGTGGTGATGCACCATCTGCACTAGCAGAAGAAGTATTGGCAGAACAATATATTCAAATTTCTACACAACAATCATATGCCAGCACATATCAGGCTACTTCTACTGTAAAATATTTAAATAATAGTGATCTTGGTACTATTCTTAAAAAGTTAATTTAAATTATGCAAAATCCTATTTCGACACCAATACAATCGATTATATTAAAATCAAATTTATCAACAGATGATTCTGATTTTGATATCGAATTGATGAAAAATAATAAATTTTGTCAATTTGAACGTATAGAGTTAGAAGAAAGTATTAATAATATTTTTCCTACTGGTGCTCTCATTATTAGAGATACTAGTGATATATTGACTTATATTGCAGAAAATGAAATTAAATCAATTATTGTCTCTATGGGTGATCTTGATGATACTACTTCTGAAAAATATGAATGGAGTATCACATCAATAACTTATGCCAATAATGCTGTATCTGAAATAGATCAAACTTTTGTAGTTATCTATTTTACAAATAAATTATTTCAAGAATCTCAAGGAAAATCATTTTATGATGAGATTGTTTATGGAACAGATTCTGAAGGTGAAGTAACAGCAACTCCTACTTCTTTATGGGATATATCATATCCATTTGTAACTACACCAGAACATATTATTAAAACATATGGATATCGATCAGTTTTTTCAAAGCCATTATTTAATAAAAGAGATTCTGATGGTAACGAAATAACATTAAAGGGATGTGGTATAAACAATAATATTAAAAATAACTTTGAACCTAAAAATGCTGTTTTGTTTAGACCTAAAATAGCAGATGCAACGAGACAAGAACAATACCAAACTAATATAATTTCATATTTAAATTATATTTTTACATATGCTGTAAGTTCTCCTCTTGGTAGCAATCAGTTAAAACCTTATTATATGTTTTGGACTGATTTTACAAACTGTTTAAATTATAAATTTTTTGATTTAAGAAGTGACCTAAAGACAGACTTATATAAATTTGATCTTGATCCGGCTGACCCTTATCACATACAACCCTATGGTGTTTATGATTCACCTGATGTTCAACGTCTTTTAAAAGATGTTGACGGTGAAGAGATTGAATGTAAAAAAATATATGTATTGGTAACAAATCCAGCTACCAGCATTATTAATAAAAATTATTATTATATTCGAGATTCACCATCATATATGGAAATTCCATCATTTGGTATTTCGGGTGCAACTACCAATCCTCTTAATCTAGTTGGTTCTTATTTAAGTGACTCGGGAACGGGTACTTTAACCACAGTTACCAAATATACTGAAAATGTTGCTGGTGGTGTTACATATAGTATGAGGACTATGGCAATAGAAGATGCTAATTTAACATATTTACCCGATGGAGGATTTTATGGATATGTAGCAGATTTTGCTCAAAGTAATACAAAAATTAATACAACTGATGCTGTTGCAGCATATGAATCTGTAAAAAGTCATATTGAAGCTACACCTCTTGGTTTACGTGATTCATTTCAACAACCAAGCCCACAGACACCTTTGTATCCATTTAACGATAATCCATATATGTGGCAGTTTGCATACGATCTAACTCGAACACATCCAAATTTGGTTAGAGCTGAAGATGGTGGTGTTGTATCCGTAAAAGAAATTGATTTTTACCAAGAATTATCAGACTTATTATATTCAGATGGTGGAGATGATATAACTCAAACAGTAATTACTATATTATTAGAATCTCTTAGTTTAAATAAAGTTCTTCAAGCCAAATATAAAGCAATGGGTGATAAAAATAATTATGATAATTATCGCCGAAAACAATTAGAACAAACTGAAAAAGAAAATTTTGTTGCCAATGTTTTATGTTGTATTGGTGAAGATCTTGCAGCAAAAGAAGATTGGTTCTTTGCTAAAATTACAGGATTTATTCCAGATAATAGAAAATTACGTGATGGTCCTGCTGTTGAAGGACCTTCTATAAAACTTGGTGCTGTTGCTGATGCTTGGTTATATTCTTGGAAAAAACTAGAACCTGGACCGCTTTTTGTTGGTCTTACTGCTGGTATAACAGCAGACGTAGAACGTTTTGCTTCATATCATAGTATGATGCATGGGTGGACAACAAGTCCATGTATAGGTTCTACAGGCATGCCAGATATTAGTTTTATAGAAGGTAATAGTGGATTTGACGTAATGAAACATGGTGGTTCTTTTACTGGTATGGCAACCTGGGCTATAAATCTTAATGAACGACTAAACGGACAAAACGATAGTATATTTACCTCAGTTCAAGTTGAAAGTTCAGAAACAGGTACAGATACTAAAAATTATAGAGGACCAGGATATTTTAAAGATAATATCACCACTAATGGTCAATTTGCATATAAACCCATTGGGTTTACTGGAAGTCTTTTTACTCACAGTAATGCTTTACCAGATGGTCCAGGTTACAATAAATGGGAATCAGCTTCACATATTGTAAAAATGTACAAAATTAGAGTGAATAAATTAAGAGAGATGGGTTGTATACCACCAGCCCCTAACTTAGGTAACGAATAT